AATTTTAAGAGAACCAAAAATAAATAAAATCGGTACTCCGTACACAACACTGGTGTTAATTCCTGTTTTTATTGCTTTTCTAAATTTCCATGTTTCCATATCCTTGACATTAGGAAATTTGTTTGCTATATTATTAATAGCAATTGAATATATATTATTATTAGACATAATTTATTGTGTCTACAAGTTCGTTTATAGTCCCGCCTGCAAGCGGGACTTTTGTTTTTGTTTATCTGTTAAATACCACCATAAATTAAAATGTATTTTTATTATATTATACTATAATAAAAATCATTGTTTTAAATAAATATCTTTGCCAGCCCGAACGATTTTATTTTCTAAAACATCAGGCGCGTACTGGTTTTGCATTGCCGTCCATTCAGGTCCAGCCAACCGCTTGCCCCATACTGCCTTTACATCCTGCTTCAAAAATTTCTCCTGCCCTTGCGTGATAATCTGATCAGGCTTGTAATACTTCATCAAATCAGGATGGAATATCTGCTCCCCCCGCTCCTCCGGCTTCGGCTTATACTGCTCTGCCATAATAGGTTCGCCAGTCGGAACGCCAGTGATATTCTCCACCTCTTTAACCTCGCCAAACCCCTTTCCGCTCGCTTTCTTAAACATATCATCATCAAAATTCCCTGTAAAAGCGCGCAATTTCCCATTCTCATACTTAAATATAGTGCTATCGCCATGCGTCTTATAAAGCCCGCCCTCCTCATACTGCGGAGTAGCAAACGGCTCACCCTCTTTACCGACAGTAGTTTTACCGCCCTCGCCAAACTGCTCGCCTTCCGCCTTTTCGCCAGCTCCAGTAATAATATCAGACGCTTTTTGAGTGGCTAATTCTTCCGCGGAAAAACTCGCTCCAGCTCCAGACTTAATCGCTTGCGTCAAAGCCGCCTGCGAAGAAACGCCTGTATTCTTCATAATTTGCTCCATAGAAGCCAATATCTCCCTAACCTGCGACTCCTTCTCCTTAGCCGCGCTCATTACAACTTTCTGATAATTCGTGGTCATGTCAATGCCATAAGTGTCTTGAATATAAGCAAGATCACTGATAGCTTTTTTCGCGTCAGACTTAATCGCAAATTCATTTATTATAGAATTAGCCCTTAAATCCGCCGCAGCTTTAAGAGCTGTTTGCTGATCTTTCTCAATCCTCTCAATATAATCCGCAAGTTCAGGCCTGTCTTTTAAAGTGTCATACCAATTCTTAACATCCCTCAACGAATCATTATGCAAAACGCCCTTAATATTTTTATACTCCACTTTTTCCATCAACTCTTGCTGATACCTCCCGAAAAATCCATTAGCCGAACGATCATTAAGATACTCCGTCCTCTTAAAATTCCAAAACTCTTTTTCGCTATCATATTTTTGTCCGCCAACAGTAATCGGAATATTCCCATCGCCATTTTCCATTACTGAATTTAATGTATCAAGCATTGAAGCCGAAGATTGCCCAGTGATAGTATTAACCGACATATCAGTTAAAGCTGAAGTGATCTTTGATTCTGTTATTGCCGTATTTAATCCTTGCAACTGCAAATCTAATAAAGCGGCATAATCATCATTGCCAGATTCGATGGCTTCAATTCGCGCATCATTCACCCGCTCAATTTGTTTTGTTAAAACGCTCTCAGTCTTGTTATTCTTAGCATATTCAGTTTGACTCGCTAAAACTGCTTGCTGTTGTTCATATTTTTTCGCCTTAAAAGAATTAAGATTATCTCTTATCTTTCTATCAATATCCTCATTCGTGTTAGAAGATCGTTTTTGCTCAAGCCAAGCGATTGTCTCATCAATAGACTGTATTCCTGAATTATATTCTGTAAGTTCAGACAAAAATTCATCCTCAAACTCTTTCGCCTTAATCCTACCCTTAAGTCCAGCAATTTCTATCCGTATTCGCCTGCGCTCCTCAAGATCGCCTTTAGAAACTCTCTTAAGTTGATCTCGCCTATATTTTAGTTGTTGCTCAAGAGATAGATTGCCGCTTAAAACAGCCTCATTAAATTTCACCTCATCCTCAAGATTGCGCCTAATAGCGTTCAACTTTAAAAGCACGATCTGCGACTGTATAAACGAGCCGAGATTTGTGGCGATTATTTTTTTTTCACTTAATCGTTCGTAAGCCATATAAAAAGTTTATAAAATTATTCAACAACCGGCGACGGAGCCGCTCCAGCCGCTCTCTGATTTTCCGCGACAACCGCTCCCTCTTGACCAGCGGCAGTATGCCCCTGATTCGGAGTGGACGGCAAACCCTCGCCCTCTCCAGAACCTTCCATGCTTCCCTCTGGATTCTGTATCTGAGTTTGCAGCATTCCCGGTTGACGCGCAGTTTGCGGACCAAGCACAGGATCAGCTAAATCCTTTTTCATTCTCTTCTGCTCAATCTTAGGCTGTGGAATACCCAAATTCTTTTGCGTTGTTGTTAGTGATTGTAACCCTGACTGGAATTTATTTATTTCATCAATAATATTTCTAAGCAATGTGGACACAAGCGTGATCTCATTATTATAGTCTTCCATTATAATTTCCTTAGTTTCTGGCCATATCTTTTCAAATAACTTAAAAATATTCCGATTCAAGCTAAACAAAGCCGCCTCATGGCATTTTATTTTTTCATTCAAAGACCTGATAACCGATTGCAGACCCATAGCCATAGCCCTGCCCGACGGATTACCTCCCTGAATAGTGCTCATCAACGCCTCGGATAAATTAGAAATATCTAAAATAGCCCTTCGTCTGCCCTCAACAAAATTCCCGGTGGCGTACGGATCCCCAGATCTTTGAATTGGATCAAGCTCCCCGTCTTCTGGTAGATTAAATATCTTGCTTAATCCATGCACCAACACTTCCATCCCATCTAAATTTTTTCCTTTTAGATTTATAGTGGATAAAAATTTAAGCGCGTTCGCAAGATCACTATTAACCCTCGTGTGGGATAATTGCGGATCAAGCGCGTCCTCAATATCAGACTTGCCGTACGGATAATTAGGGGTATAAATATTTTTCACATACTCCAAAGGAACAAATCCGAAATCGTGCCAATACCAATCAACCAATTCATCCTCCAAAAATATCGCCATACATTGATCAGTCCAATACTCTGACCGAAAAAGCATAAGCTGATTAGTGTTTTGAGATGTTATATTCGGTTGTTGTCTCTGATTGCTCCTTGATTTAGCCCTAACTTTTTTTATAATATCCTCTACGGAAGTGCCTCGCTCATATAACTTATTTTTGTATAACTTAACCGCTTTCATTACAGAAATAGAAGTGGTGTCAATAAACCCATAAAGCTCATTATAATTTTCGTCCATAAAAATTGGACGGATATTCGCTGGATTTTCAACATTGTGAAAAACAATCCGCCAATCCTTTTTATCCTTTCCTTTAGTGTTGTCAATTAACGGCCCCTTTACGAAACAATCGCCATACAGAGAACCGCATTTAGACAATCTCGGAAACACAATTTTATCCGCGAAATTATCATCATAAACCTTTTTGAGCAACCGCTCTTTAAGCTCCGCTTTCATTTCAAGCAAGTCGTCAGTCTCATCCTGCGACGGGCAGTTAATTTCAACAGGCGCGTCATAAAGAAGCGAAGAAAAATTATCAACTATCTTAGCGCAATAATTATCAGTCCGCTGGCTTGCGCCCGGCGCCTCATCGCGATCCCATTGATCTCCGCGATAGAACTGCTCAAGAGTAGTGTATCCCACAAACTGATACCCCGAAGAACCTCTCGCCGCGCTAACGCCAGAAATCCTAAAAGTGAGATCCTTTTCAGTCTCATTCTTGTGTTCAATATATTGATTTTTTAATGTCTCCTCAAAATGTTTTTTCTCCTCAAGAGACATACCTTCTTTATATTCAAGCATAATGTATAATTATAATTTTATATCGCTCTCCACCTCGTCGCCCCACACATCCCACCCTTCCGTTTTTTCCCTTGCGAATAATTCTATACGAGGTAAATCACCTATAAGCTGTACAATTTTATCCCGTATTATTTTTGGTTTTTCGGAATGTTCGCCTAATCGTTCTATTGTTAAATTAGCCACGCATTTATTTTTTCTTTTTGGCTTTCCTTTGGTCGCCAATAAACATATTTCAGGATTTCCTCTAGTCCAATATCCAAGTCCGAAATGAAAACCATCAGATACTTTATTTTTCTTAACCCAAGTGAAAGCGACTGTTTTAAATTCAAAACCCCAGTGTTTGATAGTTTCCAAAGCTTCCTGTAATTTTGGATATGTAGCCCATAAAAATAAAATGCAATTTTTATCCATTATTTTATTTATTGATAAATTATAAATATCTTCGTTGTCCATGACATTATAAGGACTTCTGCCATGTCTCCTCGCCCACTTTTCTCCTCGCTTAGCAAGTTCTTTCATTGACCAATTTTGAAATCGCCACGGCGGATCAGCATAAATTATTTGATATTGCTTATAAAATTGAAACGGTCTTTGATGTTTTTTTATAAATCCCATATCTATATAATCCTCTCCTTAATTTTAAACGACTTAGTTTTTAAATTCCTCGCTTCTGGAACACGCAAAACCTGATCAGGATGAGAGCCAAGCATATTAAGCTTAAAAACTTTCACCTGATTGCCCGCAAACTTCCGCTCCAGATACCAGATCGCCATACCAAACGCCATAACCTCATCCTGCTCTAACTTCTTATCATCAACCCTATAATTACCTAACTGCTCCTCAAGCTCTGGAATATAATACGATCTAATTTTCCCAAAAGTGGGCAGTATCTCCTCAAGCTTGCCATTCTCAAGCTGTCGTGTTTTTCGGCCGTAAGTGATGGCGCGGGCAAGCAAGAAAAGCATCTCATCCTTAGGATTTTTCGCAATCGTGAAATCATATAAATGACTCACATTAAGCTCTCGTAACATCTTCTTAATTATCACGCCTCCCATAGAAGACGAATCGTGAACAATAAACGCGTCATTAAACTCCTCTTGCAAAATCCGAAGTCTCGCTAAAGTCTCATACGGAGAACCGCCTCTAATAGATTCCCTAAAAACAACCCTGTAATACACATGCCCGATTGTCTTATTTTGTTTCAACTTCTCAAGTTCAGTGAAGTCAATAATATAAAATACAGTCGGATCTCCAGTGTCAGAAAATCCCCAATCAACACCGATAATATATGAATGTCCCGCAATCCCGCGGGGGAGAGGAGTATCACCCTCCCACATTCTATTTATTCCCGCAGTATCAAATAATTTCGCCCCGCTCGTGATAAAATCTCCAAACGCAACCTGCCTGTATTTACTGGGATCAGTTTGACGGATAGATTCAAGGGTAGTCCTCTTCTCCTCCTCGCCAATAAACGGATTATCAGCTAACTTTCCCAAAAGCGTAAAAAACCCTTTATCCAATGTAATCCCTTTCTTAACAATATTCTGATAATAAGCATGCGACGGCTTATCAACCTCAGGTGTGCCGATAATATCTAACGGCCCCCCAGAATCAATCAAACGAGATTGAATCTTAGCCGGCAACTCCTCCCGTAAATGCAAAGACTGCGGAGCCTCATCGTACGATATGTAAAAGAACTGCGTACCTGCTAGAGACGATGCTTGATCCTCTCCGGTAGGAACGCCTTTTATGGTCGCATTATTCGCAAAAATCACCTCGCGCCTTGTTATCTTGTGATCAATAAGGAAATTCTTAATTTTGCATTCATTCCTAATTTTCACCCCCTCCCACTCAAAAATCATTTTATCGTTAAAAATATCAACAATATACCTATAAGCCGCGTCAACCTGCAAAGAATGGGGAGAAATATTTAAAGTGGAATAGCGAATATCAGCAATAAAATCAGGAGGCCCCTTAGTGCCGATCTTATAAAAATTATACCAAATATGCTTTACAGAAGTGACGAAAGTTTTCCCAAAACGGTTAGCCGGACATAATATATTTTTAAGGAACGGATGATTTAATAATTCTTGAGGAGCGGGGAGGTCGGCGCCAATCAACTCACCTGTCTGATAAGCAAGCTCAATCTGAGTTTTAGTGGTAAGCCAAAGCCAAATTTTTTGCAACGGATGAAATTTTAAGCCCAAAATATATTCCCCGAAAAATACTGGATCGCGTCTACCCCTTGCGATCGCCTTAGAGAAAGACAAAACCGTATCGCGCTCATCCCCATTTTGAAGCGTGTGCATTAACTTATGATAATTCTTTATGATCGGCATACATTGTGTTATTATACGATTTTTCAAAATGCTTAAAAACAGGACTCTCTTTGTTGTTATTAACTCTCAAAAATCCTTCCATAATTTTACCCTTTCTATTTATACTTTCTTCTTTTTTATTCTCCTTAGTCTCCTCAAAGGAAACCAACGTTTGCTCTATCATATTTAATAAGTTTTCACATTCCAAGATAAAATCCCTTTTTTATTTTTCTCAAATATTAAAAAATAGAATCTTCCATACCACCTAACATCTGATACTACATGAATTTTTTGCAATTCAAATCCTTCGTCTTTCATTAACTGTAATCTTTTTGGAGTGAACTGATTAAAAAATTTAATACTTCCTAAAAACGCTATTCCCTTTGTGGCTATACTTATTGCTTTTTCTGTAAACTTCCATCCAATATCAAACGGTGGATTGCCAATCACCCAATCAACCTCTCCACTTAATTTAAAGAAATCACAACCATCCTCAATCTCGCACTCATACTTAATCAATGTTTCTGGTATATTGTTATACCATACTTTATTTTTCCCGCTCCCTGCGTCTAAGACTTTCTCGCCACAAAATTCAAAAGGTATTAACTCAATTAACTCTTTCACCATTTTTTCGTTTGTGTAATGAAAAGTTATATCTTTTCTCATAGATCTTCAGGCTTAAACTCAACTGTTTCGCCCGCCATTTTTTTAGGCGGATCTTGAGTGATGGGATCTTCAACAGCGCCCTCCTCTAATTTTGGAACTTCCTCTTGTTTTTTTTGCGCTTCCTCAAACTCCCCCTCTTCCGCAGGTATCTCATCCGCCTCAACC